CTTGATAAGTATTGTTATAGTAAGGTTGATCTACTTCTACTTCACATGCAGTTGCAGCAGCACTGATAGTGGTCATGTTTATCTGTGAAGTCGTTAATCCTTTACCATATTCATCATTTTGTATGTAATCTAAGAAGCATAAAGCTGGGTTAGAAGACCACTTAGTAGAGCTATCTCTTGGGTCAAAAACCTTTTTACCTTTAACCTGTACTGTTATTTGCGGAACGCCTTTATACATTCCTTTTTTATCGTAATCAAAAGATGCAGCTATATAACAAATACCATTTAACTTATGATTTGTAGTCCATTCAGTAGGTATAGATGCTCTGAGCATAGGGTCTGCTGTTTGACTTGATGCACCATGATGCAAGTTAAATACAAAAGAATATCTAAGTGTCGGGTCAGTTCCTAATGTACCTGCGTTTGAGTATTGATTATCACCAACTTGAGATGCGGTGTTTAAAGAGCCATTTCCTGATGATATTTTGTCTGAGCCTACATATCCACCGCCTTTGTAGATATTGCCATCTAAAATACTATTACCATCTATCTCTATAGTTTTGCCAAGTATCTCTTCACATTCACCAACTGATATTGCATAAACAACAAACAAATCTTTTGATCTGTTTTGTGCTGTGTCCATGTAAACAATTTGAGCACCAACCCTTCTTGTTCCATATATGACTGGTATCTTGCCACCAGCAGCAGTCTTGTTAGCCATGATATCTTGACCTTTAGCCAGCATTTCTTTTGCCTGTAAGAATCCTTTAACACCAACTGCAAAGGTAGCAAACTGTATTGCTTTAAAAACAGCAGAACCTAAAAATTTAGTTATTGCTGCACCAATAGCTGAAAAAAATGCACCCATTAGCTACCCCACCTTACATCTGATTTTACTTGTGTAGCAAATTCTAAACCTCTATCGCCTGTATATTCTGCTTGTTGAGATTCATCTGAATAATGCCTACCTTTTGTTAAGTTCCAATTTGCCCAATGAGAAGCCACAGTCATTGCTAGTACAGAATTATCTATATTTTCTGAAATAGATACGTTTCTAATTTGCCCTGTAAAATAATTTATAGCACCTACTAAAGTTTCATTTTCATTAAAGTAAGCTAAATATATCTCTACTGTTTTGTCTGTAAATGCACCGCTTTGTACTAAACTTCTTACTTGGTTAGTTACATTTGAAAAACCAAGATTTATCTCATCTATTTGTAATTGACCTGTTTCTGTAACTGAGTCTACTGTTAAAAAAGAACCACCAGCTTCATAAGAATTAGAATCATAAGTAACATTTGAATACCAATCAGTTAATCTTATGGTTGTAGATAAACCTAATTCAACAAGAAATGCTGTTTTGGTTTGTTGGGATGATACTTGTGTTTGTAAATCTGTTGATAAACTTCTTGGCATTATGTTATTACCTCTCTAACATCAAATGAAATGCTGTAAAAACCACTAGCATCTGTACTATACATAATATCATTATTCTCAAGATATACAGTAAAAGATGGCTTGTTTACAGTAACTTCTTCATTATCTGCTAAAGAGCTAACAAGATTTGGAGATATTTTTACAGCAGCTAATCCGCCTGAAGCATTAACATTCTCTTGAACCATATAAACCTTAGAATGATTTTCAAATTGAATTAAATCACCAGCTTTTAATGCACCTGTTGTTTGTGAAAAACCATCCATGTTTACAGTATCTATTCCTGCTGAATGTGCGGTGTTTACAAGTATATCTGTTTCGCCTTTACTTGCACCTAAATTATCCAATGGTGCTTGTATTGTAAAGTTGCCAGTAGCACCTTTTTGTTTTTGTAAGAAAGCAAATATCTCCTGAGCTTTCTCCTGTTGTAATGGTGGCATTTGAACTGTGAATGAAAAATACTGAGAGCCTATTTGTCTTGCAGACTTTTTGCCTGATAGGGTTTGATTCAGTAATGTAGGTCTATTGTCTTGAAAGTTTATTGACCTAAAGTTTGGGTCTGTAGGAAATGCACCTGCCACTATACTATCCCCATTTTGCCTTGAGTATTCATGGCATTGTTAATTATTTGTGTTATTAATCCTTTTCTTGATGTTAGTAACTGGTCAAATCCAGCAGCATCAACTGTTGATATGTTGAAGTTTACTGTAGCACCCATGCCTTGACCCTGATTATGGTCAATAACAGTTTCATTAGGATGTAATATTGCAGGGAATCCACCTCTTCCATCTACACCACCTGCCCTTGCTCCCATTCCTGTATAACCACCACCTTCTGCTGAAAATAAATCACCAAAACCTTCAAAAAAGGATTCAAATTTACCTGTAATTGGTTTTAATATCATTTGCTGTATAGCAATTCTTGCTAACTGTTCAACAACATAAGTAGCAAAACTTTCAAATTCTAATTTACCTGTTTTTAAACCATCAACGATAGCATCTTCAAACTTTTTCATTGTGTTTACTGCTGTTGTTTGCATTGTTTTATCAATATCTTCTAAGGTAGCTTGAAATACTTGCATAGGGTTTAGGTTGTCAGTCAAACCGCCTTTTAGTGATTCAAAGAATTTGTTTGATGAGCCAACACCACTTTCAACTGCAGCAATTAAATTATCTATGTATTCTAAAGCAGGACTTTTGGCAACATCTTCACCATACAACTGCTCATTCATTTCAATTATAGATGCCTTTACTTTTGCAATTTCAGCACCAATCTCAAAAACACCACTAATAGAACCTTTGTTTATATCAAAGAAAAGTTTGTCATCTCTTTTTAATGCTTTTTGCAAATCTTCAAGATATTTAGTTGATTCTTGTATTTTTGCATTTATTTTTGTACTTTCATCTGCAATGTCTCCAAAAATAGTTTTACCTATCTTTGTAGAAGCAAATTCCATAAACCTTTGTTTTGTGTTATCAATAAAAGAATCTATTGCTATTATTGCTGTTCTTATGGCTTCCAATATTGAAACAGCTATTGATTGCCCTAATGTTTGAAAACCACCAGCAGCTTTTTGATTTACAGTTATTGTATCTCCAATTTTTTCTGCTATTAATTGTAAGGCTGGAACAAATGCTGAAGTTATATTATTTGCAAATGCACCAATCTGTAGTTTTATTACTGATACTGTATCATTAAATTTTTCAACACCTTTGATAGTGTCTTTATCTAATATAATTCCTAAGTCATTAGCTCTATCAATAAATGTTTGCAGACCATCAGCACCATCTCTAAAGATTTCACTAAATTGTATTCCTGCTCTACCAAATAAATTAGCTAATGCTGTGGCTCTTTCAGCTTCAGAGCCAAGCTCACCTAAGCCTTCAGCCACATCAAATAAAATTTCCTCATACGTTCTAAGAGAGCCATCTTGATTTTTTATTTCTACGCCTAAGTCTCTAAATATATCAGCTTGAGTTTTAAGTCCTCTACCTGCATCACCTATTGATCTAGCAAATTTTTCTAAGCCTTTTTGAGTTTGTTCTATTGTAGTTCCTGACTCAATGGCGGCTAATTGAAATGCTTGTAATGTATCAGTAGCTATACCTGTTCTTGATGCTGTTTTACCAAGAGTATCAATATAATCAAATGATTTTTTAGTAAATAAAGCTAAACCAACAGCAGCACCAGTAGCAGCTAATCCTACTTTAGCAACACCCATACTAGCTTTACTAGCCACAGAGCCAATTCCAGTCAAGCCTTTAGTAACACTACTAAAAGCTGCTTTTGTTTTATTTACTGCGGTTAATTCAAACTTTACTTTTTTATTTGCCATGTTTTCTTTTCTCTTCAGCTAACTCTAAGTAAGCTATCCATCCTTGATATTCGTGGACACTAATTTCTTGGAGTTCTTGTAAAGTCTTTCCAAGTTTTTCTGCTAGTGCGTATTGCACATATAAATTAGTATCCTTTATTAGTTTTTTTTCGTTTCCTCAATAGGTTCTTGACCCATAATTTTTGTAGCAACGCCTACTAATATCTCTCTATCAACGCTATTTAATAAGGCGTTTTTATCACCTAAATCAAATAACTTATCTCCATTTTCATCTAGTGCTTTGTATATAAGAACATAAGCCATCATTGTTAAATCATCTTCTTTACTCATTTTATAAAGTTTAGAAGTTTCAGCTAACGTCAATGGCTTACTGAATATTCTTAGAGGTTTATCATCTTCACCCCATTCAGGCACTTCGATTACTTTTACATCTTGCTCTGCAAAATGCTTCTTTGCGTTATCTATTACTGACATTTTCTTATACTGTTGTTGATGTTAATGCACCAGTACCTTGTACTGAAACACTTGCTTCAACTAATCCATCAAATGATGCACTTCTTGAAACACCAGTAACAATAGCTGAACCAGTATAATAAGTATCACCTGCTGTATCGCCTTCAGGATAAACATTTAATGTTACTTCTGAGCCAATAGTTAAAGCACCTTGTCCATTAGTATCAGTCTCATCCCAAAATACATCTAAACTTCCTGAGAAAGAAGTCAATGATGATTTATAGGTTCTAGCAGAATCACCCATTGAAGTATCTTCTAAAGTATCAGCAGATTCCTCAATAGAGTATGATCTTATTTCAGCTACAGCATTAGAACCGACTTTAACAGTTCCTTCACTTCCTTTATGTGTTGCCATTTTCTTTTACCTCGTCTTTCGACTTTTTCTTGGAAGAAGGTTTAATTTTGTCTTTCGACTGGATTGCTTCTTCCTTCCAACCCATATTCTTCAACGACTCAACCTTTGATGGATGAGCTATTACAGAACTTTTACCATTTGGACTAATTAGTTTCATAATTATCTCCTATTATACCGCTACATCAGGATTGGTTTCCTGAACATAGTAGTTTGTTAAAAAAGTTAGAGTTACATAACCTACTGGTTGTTCTCCTTCTCCTGTATATTCTATTTCAGTTGATTCAACATAAGTATCTTTAGCTAAACCTCCTAATGTTCTATCAGCCATTACAGCTTCTTCAACTTCTTTACTAATTGTATCAATAGTATCATCAAAGTTGCTAGTAGCTTTGCAATATGCTTCTACTACTACTGAAAGCTCTCTGCTCATAACCCTATCAGTACCTATAACAATAGGCTCAGACGTTTCTGATTTTGTATAAATAACTAAAGAAGGTAGGGTGTCTTCTTGTAGTGTATAAACCCTAGACTCATAAACATTAGCACCTGTTGTTGTAAGACCTGTTAATGTAGTTCCAAAGTATTCTCTGATTTGTTGTCTTACATGATTAGCCATTATTGAACCTCAAGTAGTAATGAGGTCATGCCTAAATTATCATGCTCGTAATTTATAACCTTATAAGTTGTTGATGGTTTGATTTGTGTACCATCTAAATTCTTTATAGCGGGTGCAACTATAGTGTCACCAAATGCTATGTTTGGTATGTCAGTAGTCTTAACCTGTGCTACTGGTTGATACCCTTGAACTGGTAATCCTGCTGTATCTATATCTACATATTCTTGATTCAGAATTACATTGATAGAAGAAGATGAACCACCTGTAGGTGTGTAGGTAACTTGAATACCATGACCATAGGTGGCATCTAGGTAGCCATTGAAATCTCTATCAAATTCCATTGGCATAATTATTTTTTAGCTCTAGTTTTAGGAGCTTTTACTTTAGAAGTTTTTAAGCCTACGCTTCTATCTTCTTTTTTAGCTTTAGGTTTTGATACATGCACTTCCGCTTTATTGTAAGCACAAAGTTCATGCCCTATGTTTTCAGGTAATTCAACAACATCACCTGCATTTACTCTTTGCCCATTGGCAACTGTGTTTTTTGTTATTAAGTATTTCTTCATATTTAAGTTGGGGGTATTGCTACCCCCATTCCATTTAAGCATTAGCTATTATGCACCATCATTAGATACACAGAATGAAACTGCATGTCTAACTGCTACATCCATAGTTTGTAGAGCAACTATTCTTATGCTTCCTGTGTTAGAAAGTGAATAAGGGTCTACAGTAATGTCTAAACCGCCATAAAAACCAACTAGTAAGTCAGCAAAGTTTCCAAAATAGAAATCTCCTGCTGTTACTTGGTTACTTCTTACAACATTGTAGCCATTCATGTTTCCATCAGGCTCAACTACAAATTGACCACTTCCGCTATCTTTTGAAGTAGTTTTTAATGTGCCATAGTCTGAAGGTTTACAGATATAACCTAAGTTACCTACTAAGCCATTGTCATTAGCAACTTCGCTTTCCATTGCAATAATTTCAGCAAAAGTTGGGTTAGCAGCAGCAAAAGTAGTAGTGTTAATACCTGAAGTATTTTTAATACCTGTTGGCTGACCACTTGAACCTGAACCAGCTAAAGCACCTAAATCAATAGCAGTAGCTATAGATTTTGTTAGGTCATCTCTGATTAGGTTTTCAATGTCTAATGAAGACTGTTGTAACAGTAATCTAGTGGCATCCGTAAACGCTCCGATCACACGGGGGGTCATAGTGACTGAACCTGAAGTAAATTCTGATTCAGAAGCAGCATTACCTTCTGTTGCAATCCATCCAGCAGATGAAGCAGCAGTTTTCTTAGGAATTACTACGTTACCTTGCAGTCCTTGCAATGTTGTTGCACCAGCAGCTAAAACTGATGATGAGTTTCTTAGCACATCAATAAAATCGCCACCTCTGTAATCTTCAGCTATTAAAGTTGAATCATCACCAGTGTTGATGTCTCTTTTGCTCCAAGTTCTTAGAACTTCAGCAGGTAACATAATGCCTTGAGCATCTTTACCATATTGCCTAGCTGCTTCTCTTGAACATTCAAATTCAAAAGCTGCATCTTCTTGTGCTTTTCTGTCAGATGGGTTAGCCATAGCTCTAATCGCTTTTACTAGGCTAAATTCTCTTACTTCTTCTTTAGTCATACCAATTTCTGAAGGAGTTTCTAGTGGAGTGTTGTTAGAAATATTTTCTAATAATACACCTCTAAATTCTTCAACTGAAATACCATCACTAATTGCTTTGTCAGCTAAATCTCTTTTATTGTGTCTAGCTGCTAAATCTATAATCTCTTTTGAGTTTCTTTTAAATTCAGCTTTTGCTTCGTCAATAGTTTGAGTTCTAACTTCGTCAAGATTAATATCTTTATTTTCCATAGTTTTTACCTCTATATTGTGTTTTATATTTTGTTTATCTTTAGAACGACCAACTCCAACAAGTCTTGACTGGTCAGCAGGAACAGACACAGAAGAAACTTCCATAGGTGTCCATTGAGCTTTGTAGTAATTCTCATCATCTTTGTTCATTCTAGTTAATTTATCGACTCTGTAGCCAACTGAAATATTCATTCGTATACCATCAGCCACATCTTCAAATATTTCACGAGCTAAAGCAGATTTACCAAACCTAACTACTGCAGTTGTCCTTTTTGCAGTCTCATCTAATTTGAATTCTTCAATTACACCAATTTGCTTTTCCATATCATGGTCAAGTAATAATGGTGCTCTTCCTGAGTTTATAAACTCCATGTTTATATCATCAGCAGAATGTCCTAGCACTTCCATGCCAAAACTTCTTTCAACAGGCTCTTCACTAGAAACACCAACTCTAACTCTTCTACTTTCTTCATCAATGTAAGAAGCCTTAGATAAATCAATAGTTCTATATTTCATAGGCATATCAATTACTTTTCTTTCTTCTTCATCTGATTCAAGCATAGAGACTTCATCAGTTGTTTCTACTTCATCACCTTCATGTTCTACATCCTCATGCTTCTCAAACTCAACAATAACAGTATTGTCAGTTTCAGTAACATTAAGGATATGTCTATCTTCTTTATTCATAGATTTCTCCTCTTCATTTGTTAATAAAGGATGTTTTTCTGATTCTTTTGAATCAAAACTTATTTGTCTTTCGTCTTCTTTTTTCATTTGTTCCACTAATCTTTTTGACCAGCTAAAACCAGCATCTCCACCCCATAATGCCCAAGCTATTCTTCCATTAGAAGGATAACCTTCTTCACCTTGTTTAAATCCTTCAGCTTGTTTGTCTACTTCATGCCTACTGAAGAAGCTATACATTCTTTTGATAGTTTCATCAGATAGATTTTCACCAGCTACTATTTGTCTTGCTCTTACAGCACCAACCCTAGTGCCACCTCTACCATGCTCTTCACGCCAATCTAAACCTCTCTGTGCTTCTTCTTTCATGCCTTGAGTAGGATTACTCATCTTCGTTATCTCCGCCTTGTATGTTGGCTTCTACTGGCAATTTAGCACCAAATGGTTGATAGGCTAGTTCAATACCATATTGTTTAGCTAGTTC